CCCATTTTTTTGCGAAACCGGGTTTCTGGAAGTGGCCCAAACGCAAACGGTTAGAATAAATTAATAAATTAAAATAATATTACTTATATGGGCGCACGCGGACCGATACCAAAAAACAAGGCATTAAAGATGCTTTCCGGGAAGTTACCGATAACAAAAGAGGCGGCTGAAGAGCTGAACAAAGATTTCAGCTTACCCAGATGCCCCAAGCATTTCGGGACAGATGAGCGCAAGGTCTGGCGGATGACAATCAAGCTGTTGAAAGACAGTCGGATACTGGAAGAGAAAGACCAGGCGATCTTATCGGCCTATTGCTACAGCGTGGTCAAATGGCGCCAGGCGGAAAAAGAACTAAAGGCGCTGGAAGAAAAAAGCGTGTCGCAGATGTTCTTGTCTGACGGCGCCACGGCCGGCACCAAAGTCACCAACCCGCTTTTGACCATCAGCCGGCGCTACGCCGCTGACATGGTAACTTATGCCGCGCAGCTGGGTATGACTCCGGCCGCCCGCCTGCGTGTGCAGGTCGCCGGCCCGGTCAAGAAAGACAACCCGTTTAAACGCTTAAAGGCATCCGGCAATGACAATGGATTGGACGAAGATAGCAAGGGATTACGCCCGGTCATCGACGCAGAAACAGAACCGGAATAGATTCGGAAAATGGGTCAAGCTTGCCTGCAAAAGGTTTTTAAACGACCTGGACCGTTCGGCACAAAAAAGCTGCCAGTTTTATTATTCAGAAGTCGAGGCCGCGCGCGCCTGCGAGTTTATCTCCCATCTTCCGCACGTCGAAGGCGCGTGGAAAACAGACACAATTACTCTCGAACCATTTCAGATATTTTTTATCTGTAACCTTTTCGGATTCCGAAAGACCGACGGAACTCGCCGCTTTACGTCCGCGCTGTTTGCCATCGCCCGCAAGAACGCTAAAAGCACGCTGGCCGCCGCTGTTGGGCTGTACTGCCTGACCATGGAGGGCGAAAAGGGTCCGCAAGTTATTTCAGCGGCGACAACCGGAGACCAGGCGGCGATCGTGTTCCGTGTTGCCAAGCGCATGGTGGACCGCACGCCGGATATCCGTTCCGCCTTTGACCTTGAATCTTTTACCCGGGCCATTGCCTGCTATCAGAACGGCGGGCAGATGCGCTGCATCAACGCCAAGGCATCCACGCAAGACGGGCTTAATCCTTCGGGGATCATCCTGGATGAAATCCACGCGCATAAAACGCATGACCTTTTAAACGTCCTTCAGTCAGCGGCCGGAGCGCGCCGCAACCCGCTTTTTTTATTTACGACCACAGAAGGATACGAGACCCCGGGACCGTGGCCGGAGACCCGTCATTTCGCCAAGCAGGTCCTGCAGGGCGTCATCGAGGCCGACCACTTTCTGGCGGTTATTTACGCTATCGACGACGAAGACAGGGAAACAAAAACTCCGGCGGACGATGAATTTGACGAAGCCATCTGGGAGAAAGCCAATCCGCTTATTGCGGCCAACCCGCTGCTGCTTAACGCCCTGAGAAAAGACGCGATCGAGGCCAAGGCCATGCCCGGCCGCCATTCGGAGTTTCTCATCAAGCGCATGAACCGCCAGAGCTCAACCGCCACCGGGTGGATCGATCTGCAGAAATGGAAAGCCTGCTCTGGTGAGATCCCCTTAGATGAGCTTAAGGAATACCCGTGCTACGGAGCGCTGGACCTGGCCAGCACCCGCGACCTGGCATCTTTCCGTTTGATCTGGGAGATGAAAGAAATCATTTACACGATCGGCTGGCGCTGGGTACCGCAGACCACTGTCAAGATCCGCGCGGACCGGAACCTTGTCCCGTATGCCGGCTGGGTTAGGGCCGGCTATCTTATCGAAACGCCAGGCGAAGTCACAAACTACGACATGATTTTTGACAAGATCGTTGAATGCCGCAACCAGTTTGATATCCAAAAGATAGGTTATGACACCTGGAACTCGGCACAGATAGCGTCCAAGCTTTCTAACGAGAGCATTGAGATGGTGCCGTTTATTCAGGGTCCGAAATCTTATCATCCGGCCATGAAGCATTTCGAGGAATCTTACTATGCTAGAAAGTTCCGGCATGGCGGCGATCCAGTGCTCACCTGGTGCGCGTCCAATCTGGTCGCGCGCACCGACAAGAACATGAACATGGCGCCGGACAAAAAGAAAAGCGCGGACAAGATAGATGACATGACAGCACTTCTGATGGCTATCGGCATCAAAATTAAAGAAGACGACCTAGAAGGCAACATAGACGACTTTATCAACGACCCGTTGGTTTTGCGATAATCACTAGAAAAGACTTGAACTCGTTTACCACTATGCAAATATAAATTTGCATAGGCGACAAGCTGTTTATCCCGACGGGGACGGACAGCGCCATTTGTGAGCACAGCCCCACACCTGCAGCAGGGCAGGTTTGGGGCTTTTTTTTATTTAAGGAGGAAGATTTGGCAGTGTGGCGCAGTTGGTCAACACTCTGGGGCAATCTCTTCAGACGCGTGCCAGGAACTCAAATCCTTGAGCCATCCAGCGGGCGGATGACCACACGCACCGTTACGGACGAAACCGCGATGCAGTTATCCGCGGTCTTTGCCTGTGTGCGTATTATTTCGGAAACCGTGGCCGGCCTTCCGATCAGTTTTTACAAGGTCAAAAAAAACGCGCGCGGCAAGATTGTGAGCAAGGACCTTGCCAATGATTACCCGTTATACCGGCTGCTTAACTGGAGGCCTAACCGCTACATGACCCGGGTTGAGTTTCTTGAAACCATCATGTCCCAGCTGGCTTTTCGCGGGAATGCCTACTGCGCTATTGAACGCAGTTCCAACGGACAGATTATCTCGCTTTTGCCGATGATGACGTCGCAAACTGAAGTCGTCCTGGAAAAAAACGGAGACGTTGTTTACAAGTATACCGACGGAAACAATTTAATGTTTCTGGCTGAAAAAAACGTTTGGCATCTGAAGCTTTTTGGAAATGGCATAGTCGGACTGTCGCCGCTGGACCAGGCCCGCAACAGTCTGGGGATCGCTATCAGCGCGGAAGACCGGGTCAACAAGATGGCCAACAGCGGATTTAAGGCCGCTGGCGTGTTGACTATCGACAAGGTTTTGAAACCTGAACAGCGCATAGCTATTAAGAAAAATTTTCAGGATCTGCAAGACGGCGGCGATGACACGCTGCGCGTGTTGGAGGCCGGCATGCAGTATCAGCAGATTTCCATGAATCCCAGGGATGTCCAGCTGCTTGAGAGCCGCAAATTCCAGACGGAGGACATCGCGCGGTTTTTTGGAGTCCCGTCCGTATTGATCAACGACATGTCCGCTTCAACGGTGTGGGGATCCGGCATAACTGAAATTATTCGCGGCTGGTACAAGCTGGGGCTTAAACCATACACCGGCCGCACTGAAAACAGCATCAGCGTGAGGCTGATTGATATTGCCGACCGGGAAACCATTGTCCCGGAATTTGATTTTGATGAGCTTTTGCGGGGTGATGAAAAGAGCCGTTACGAAGGATACCAGGTCGCTATCCGTAATGGTATCAAATCGCCCAACGAATGCCGTGAGGATGAGGGCCTGAGCCCGGATCCTAGCGGAGACCATCGATATATTGACCGTCAACTGATTTATCTGGAGAACGGAGGGCTGCCTAATGAGCAAAAAACAACTGCCCCTGCTGACGCAGGCAAAGTTTAATTCGGCAAAAAACAGGATACACGAAAGCATCCTGGCGCGCTGGGACAAGACACTGGTTAAAGCTGAGGATAAAGATAACGTGATCAACGTTTTTGACGTTATCGGAGCTGATTATTTTGGCGAAGGCTTTACCGCCAAACGCATGTCCGGGGCTCTGCGTTCGATTGGAAATGATAAAGACGTCGTTGTCAACATTAACTCTCCCGGCGGTGATTTTTTTGAAGGCGCGACGATCTATAACCTTTTGGCGGAGCACAAAGGAAAAGTGACTGTCAATGTTATGGGTCTCGCGGCTTCAGCCGCCTCCGTTATCGCCATGGCCGGCGACACGATAAAAATATCACAGGTCGGTTTTTTAATGATCCACAACGCGTGGGGCATGGTGGTAGGCAACCGTCACGACATGTCAAACGCTGCTGACACATTTGGGGTTTTTGACAGTTCCATGCGTGATCTTTACGCGGCACGCACCGGACGGGACGCGAAAGACGTTGAGAAGCTCATGGACAAGGAGACCTGGCTTAACGCCCAGGATGCCGTTGACCAGGGCTTTGCCGAAGAAATCATCAATATCAAAACGGCAGATAATGCCGGGGATGAAAAAAAAGCCAAGGCTATGGCCAGGCGCACGATTGAAATGGCGCTGGCTTTGCATGGGCTTTCGAGAAAAGAGCGGGAAGAAGTCTTCAACCGGGCCGGTATGCGTGATGCAGCCGATCCTGCCGCGCGTGAAGCCGGCGCTGAGGATTGGACCGCGGAAGAAGTCAACGGCCTTATTCAGGCCATGAAAAATTAAAAAGGAGAAAATTATGAATCCACAGGAATTGAAAGCAGCTTTTGAAGAGTTCAAGCTGGCCCAGCTTGCCGCTAACGAGGCCATCAAGGCCATGGTGACGGAGCATGAAAATGGTACAAAGGAAACTTTGGCCAAGGCTGTTGCGGTTGCCGAGAAAGCTGCGGCCGCTGTTCAGGCTCAGGCAGATCGCCTTGTTGAGCTTGAGCAGAAGATGGTCAAAAACATCGTAAGCGGAAAGGAAGCTCCAAAGTCTTTCGGCAATATCATCGTCGAAGACCAGTCCTTCAAATCGTTCGCGTCCGGCCAGTCAAACCGTTGCCGCATCGTTTTAAAGAACGGTTTCAGCGTTCGGGCAAATACCATCACCGGCCAGTCTGGCAGTCCAGCGGACAACAACGACGTTCTTACGCCTGCTGATCGGCGCGGGATCATCGGTGGCGCGTTTGTTCCCCTGCGTGCCAAAGACCTGATCGGAACCGGCAACACAAGCAGCAACTCTGTCGAGTTTACCCGCGAGCTTGTTTTCACGAACAATGCCGCTGGTGCCGCAGAAGGCGCTGCGAGAGCTGAAAGCATCATCACGTTCGAGTTGTATGATGCCCCGGTCAAGACAATCGCCACGTTCCTCAAGATCAGCAAGCAGGTTCTTGCGGATGCCCCGGCAGTCGTCGCTTACGTCGAAAATCGCCTGCGTTATGCGATCGACGTCAAGGAAGATGCTCAGATCATCACCGGAACGGGCACGCACGATCTCATCGGCATGCTGACATCTCCGAACTATACCGCGTTTACTCCCACGTCAGGAGACACAGCCATCGATTCCGCCAACCGGGCGTTTCGCGCGCTTGACGCGGCTGGCTTCCCGGCCAATGGTGTCATCATGAACCCGGCAACATGGGGCGGGATCGAAAGACTCAAGGACGACAACAAGAATTATTTGGTCGGATCTCCGTTTGGCCAAATTATTCCGACTCTTTGGGGCAAGCCTGTTGCTCTGTCGTCAAACATGACGGCCAACAAGCTTCTGGCGGCGGCGTTCAATATCGCGTTCCTGTATCTGACGCGGCAGGAGACGGTCGTGGAGATGTATCCCCAGGACGACACGAACGCGCAGAAGGGCCTGATCACCATCAGCGCCGAGAAGCGTGGCGTGTTGGGTGGATTGCTCCCGGCGGCGGTTCGTTACGGCGCTTTGACTGTATAACCGGCTCAATGAAAAGGAAAGTCCATGCGTATTATCACCACAAAACCTTTTAGTTCTTCCCGCCTTGGCAATGTTGTTCACGGCAAAGAGCTGGAAGTAGAAGATAAATACGCGAAGCATCTCATAGCGAGCGGCCTGGCGCGGGAAATCCCCGCCAGGCCGTCTCGCGTTGAGGGCGACGCTGGAAAGCCGTCGTCTTTTCCCTTACCCGCCGGCGAGAGTCAAGCTGGGTCATCATTGCCAGCGGCCCCAGTCTCACAGGGTCAGACTGCGAGCTCGTCAGACAATGGCGGGAAAAAGACAACGTATCACAAGCCCAAAAGGTCGCGGTCATAAACACGAGTTTTCAGCTGGCCCTATGGGCAGATGTGCTTTATGCCTGTGACGAAGACTGGTGGAAAAAGTATCTTCCGGAAGTTTCAGGATCTTTCAAAGGCGAATTATGGACGCAGGATGCCAGGGCCGCAAAGCTGTACGGCCTGCATCATATCGCCAGCAGTGACCAGCCGGGTCTTTCCAAAGAAGACGTGATTTACACCGGCAATAACGGCGGTTACCAAATGATCAACCTGTCTTATCTCTTTGGCTCGGCGCGCATTGTCCTGTTGGGGTTTGACATGAAATACAGTTCCGACGGAAAGAAACATTGGCACGGTGATCATCCAGGAGAATTAAACCGCGATTGTCCTGTCAGGACATGGGTAAAAAAAATGCAAGTGTTGGCTGAACATCTCAAGGCTGAAGGGATAGAGGTCATTAACGCAACGCGAGAAACGGCCCTGGAATGTTTTCCCAGGCTTAAACTTGAGGACGCATTATGTTGAAAGTCATTACTGCACCGGATGAAATCATTACTGTAGCTGAAGTCGAAGAGTTTGCGCGCGCGGAGTTTGGGTCATCGGAAGAAGCGCTTATTGAAAGTCTCATTACTGCAGCCCGGCAGTGGTGTGAGGAGTATCTGGGCCGCGCGATAGGCGTACAAACGCTGGAACTGCGCGAAGCCGGATTTCCCATTAATAACGGACCATTGGTTCTGCGTTGTCCGCTTATCAGCGTCACGTCCCTTAAATATCTCGATAGCGAAAATGTCGAAACCACCATGGACGCGGCTGATTATGTCGTTAGCGACGCCGAGCCTGCCATGATCGTTCCGGCAGCCAGCTGGCCGGTGGCTTATGACTGCGCGGATTCGGTCCGTGTCGTTTATCAGGCCGGATACTATCCCGGAGGGTCTCCGGTGTTATCCGAAGTCCTTCCAAAAACTATCAAAACAGCCATGCTCATGATGATCACGGATATGTATGACAACCGGGAAGCCCAGCTCAAAGGGCAGTTTATGGTTAATCCAACGCTGGAACGCCTTTTATCTATTTATCGTTTGGGGATGGGAATTTGATGTTAAAAGCGGGCAGTATTAACAAGCGCGTGGTTATCGAGAGGCAAGTGACTGGTTCTCCGGCCGCGGATGAGTACGGCGCCCCGATTTATACTTGGGAAACGCTAGCCACTGTATGGGCCGCTGTGGAGCCGATATCCGGCCGCGAGTTCTGGGCCCAGCAGCAGGTGCAAAGCGAGATTACGGCCAGAATCCGGATTCGCTATCGCAATGACGTGGCCAGCGGAATGCGCGTGGTTTACGGTTCGCGGTATTACGCGATAAAAAGCGTTATCGATCCGCAGGAATACCATCAGGAGCTGCAGCTCATGTGCTCGGAAGGGGTGCGTGATGCCTGAGATGATGAGTATTAAGGTAGAGGGGCTTAAAGAGCTCGAAAAGAAGATGATTTCTTTGGGGCCCAAGATCAGCCTCAAGGCGCTTCGATCGTCTCTTGCAGCCGGCGCCAAGGTCATTAAACAAGATGCCATGGCCCGGGTCCCGGTCAAAACCGGTACGCTAAGAAAATCACTGTACATCAAACGCTTGACCAAGCCCAATCCTTACGCGGAAAGATATATTTTGGGGGCCAGACATGGCAAGAAGATGCAAAAGCGTAATCTTGATGCTTATTACTGGAGCTGGATTGAGTTCGGCCACAAAGACCGGTCCGGGAAAGCCGTGGATCCACGGCCGTTTATCCGCCCTGCCTTTGAAAGCAGGAAGATCCAGGCGATGGACACTATCAAGCAGGTACTCAAGACCAAAATCGAGAAACTGGTGAGGGAAACACCGTGATCCAGATACAGGTTTATAACGCCATGATCAACAGTGCCGATGTTTATGCCATTGTTAGACGAAGAGTATATCCGGTCAGAATGCCGCTTAATTCTGCCTTGCCATCTGTTGTTTATGAAATGACACTTGAACCCGTTAACAGTTTGAGCGGTGACAGCGGGATTGATATCTGCCGAATGACGGTTAATTGCTGGGCCTCCAGCTATCTTATGGCCCAGGTGCTGGCGCAGGCTGTCAGAAACACGCTTATAGCAACCGCTGGCATAAAAGTTGTTACGGTATCCCAGCGTGATGAGCAGGATCTGGAAACGCTTAATTATAGTGTCGTAACCGAATTTACAATCTGGTCAGTTTTCGACGGAGGGGCTATGAATCCAATACTGGAATATGTGACGCATACCTTTGATGGCGATGGGGTAACGACTATTTTTACATTCCCGAGCTTGTTTAGAGAGGGTACGTTGCTGGTGTTTAAAAACGGATCGCTTATCGAAAGCGGGACCCAGTATACCGAGGCGGTGGACAGGTCAGGTATCAGTTTCACAGTCGCTCCTGAAGGAGGGGATAATGTTGACAAGTTTGTCGCGTATTACGCAAAGAGTTAAAGCGGCGTTTATTATCTTTTTTTTATTGTGTTCTTCCGCGCTGGCCCAGTATCAACAGAAGGCGCAGGATGTCCGTGTCAATACCGCAAGTTTTGGCACAAATCTTGAAGAATCAGACAACACTGTCCAAAAAGCTTTGGATCGCATCGATGACATGGTTGTGGCAGGAGCCAGCGGAGCGTGGGGAGGGATAACCGGGACTTTATCGGACCAGACAGACCTGCAAAGCGCTTTAGACCTGAAAGCCAACTTGGCGGGACCGCATTTTACCGGTAATGTCGGCATCGCCACAACCGCGCCGCGGTATAAATTGGAAGTTGACGGCTCGATTTACGGCCAGGCGCTGACGATTGATAACGTGCTTTATGCGCTGTCATCCGGCAACGTTGGCGTGGGAACCGCAGCGCCTGGCTACAAATTAGAAGTCGATGGCACGCTATACGCCGACACGATCTACGGCAACGGAACAAACATCGCCAACGTAACAAAACCGACAGATTTAGTAAGTTACGCCACAACCGCAAGTCTTTCGGGATACGTCCCCACATCCAGAACAGTCAACGGGCAGGCTTTAACTGGCAACATCACGATTGACGCCATGATTTACCCAGGTGCTGGCATCCCCTTATCCACCGGCTCGGCATGGGGCACGTCGATAACAAACAATTCGGCGAATTGGAATACGGCCTATGGATGGGGCAATCATGCGTCTGCGGGGTATGTGACAGGCACACCGTGGACGGGCATGGGATATTTAACAGCGGTTGCATCAGACAGCACATGGACAACGCATAACAGCTATCCTTCAGCCTGTTCTGCTGGGCAGTATGTTTTAGCGGTCGGTGATACGTTGACTTGCGGAACGCCGACGGATACCAACACGACCTACACCGCAACTGCAAATCGAGGGTTACTTCTTACCGACTCAACCAAATTCGGGCTGATAGAAACCTGTAACAGCGGCGAAACGCTCAAATGGAACGGGTCAGCGTGGGCGTGTGCGGCAGACAATACTGGTTCATCTTCAGGTACTCCCGGAGGTTCAAGCTCACAGATACAGTTTAATAATGCTGGAGTTCTTGATGGTGTAGACGGATTCATTTATAACGGCACGAATATCGGTATCGGCACAACCGTCCCGAATTATAAACTGCAAGTCGATGGCTCAATTTATGGGCAAACGCTTTATGGCAACGGAGCGAATATCGCTAATGTAACTAAGCCTGCGGATTTAGGTGCTTATCTGACATCAGCAACAGCATCCTCAACCTACGTTCCATTAACACGGACGGTCAACAGCAAGGCGTTATCTTCTAATATCACGTTGACGGTCAACGATATCGACATGGGGATTTACGCCTTAGACACGGATTTAGCGAGTTATGCTCCGCTGGCTAATCCTCATTTTACAGGCAATGTGGGGGTCGGTTCCTCTGGCCCAAGATACAAGCTCGAAGTGGACGGTTCTTTATACAGTCAGGGGCTAACCATTGATGGAGTGATTTACGGGAAAACAAATGTCGGAATAGGAACAAGCAATCCTGCGGCGGCATTAGATGTCGCCATAGGAGGAATTAGGCTTGGAGGAGTAACGAATACAAGCTGGCCGTCAACGAGCCAATGGTCAGGCTCCGCAGGGTCGGCGATATCGTATAACTCGGCGAATGTCGGCATCGGATCCTCCGCTCCAATCTACAAGCTCGAAGTCGATGGTTCGGTCTACTCTCAGGGATTAACGATTGATGGTGTTATCTACGGCAAGACGAATGTGGGGATTGGGACTTCATCTCCTACTGCAAGGCTGGAGATAAGCGGGACGTCGCCTTCGTACTTCTCAGGGAATGTCGGAATAGGGACAGCGGTTGCTACTTCTGCCTTGTATGTCATAGGAACGATGCGCAGTCAAGTATTAACAGTTGATAATGCAATTTATACCTTATCAGCTGGCAACGTGGGGATTGGCTCAACTACTCCGACACGGACGCTTGATGTTGCCGGGAGTATTGAAATCGACACCTACATTTACACATCAACGCATTATTGCTATGCAAGCGGAACGGGGATAACTTGTGCGGCGAGGTGATATGAAAGCATTGGTTTTAATATTCTTATTGATGGCAAGTCCGGCGTGGAGTGCGGAGCTTCTTATCATGGCTAAAGACAGCTGTGCCGATAAGCTCTGTAATCGCAAAGGCGATATTATCCAAGTCGAAGCTGATGGACATGATTGGGAAGGAACTTGCAAGGTGTGTAAAGCTCCGACATTTCAAATTATCAAATTGCCAAAGGTTCCCGTGGAAGAAGCACGGGTATGGCTTGAACCGCTTACGGAGACGATAACGCAAACAGAAGATTGGCTTATTAGGCCAGAAAAAGTAGCAGAGTTTTGCGCTGATAAAACTTGTGAAGTAGTCGAAGAGAAAAAGGATATGACCAAAGAAGAAGTTATTGCGTTCGCTGAAGAACATGCGATTTCGATTTCAGATAGCGCAGTAAGTGGCGATTATACGGTGGTCAATGTGACGGGACAAAAAGCTGAACAGGTCAGGGACAGGAAATATGCTATTTCCGCCTCAGTAGTCGATTCGATAACGTTCACCGGGAAGGATGTTCTTGTCGTGGCGGAGAAGGATGTCAGTGCCTACAAAGCCGAGATTACTGCAAAAATTTTATCCGTTGAAAAGGCGTTGGTTGATGAAGAAATTATTACTAAGTAGTCTCATTCTTTCAATGTCGTGCGCTCTGGCACATTCGGCGTGTAATTACGCCTATACGGTATGTCCATCAGGGTGCGACAGCAATGTGCTGAATACCGTTGTTACCACAGTTGAAACAGATTGCGCTTCTCCGACAAGTCCGATAACGATAACGATTTCCGGCACATGGTCGTCAGCAGATACGACAGCGGTGGGAATTTCGGGGATAACGACGGACGCTACCAATAACTTGACGATAGCGACGACGGGTGATGCGAGGCATGACGGAACTTGGAAAAACAATACATATTTGATGTATTTCTCTGACGGTGCAGCATGGTTCACTGTTGGATATTCAATATATTTAATTATTGATGGATTAAGACTCGAAAAGAACGCTTACCCTAGTGGTTCATCTTCAAGGTATGGTATCAATTTAGCGACCGGTGTAGGTACGAGCGGAAATTTGGCGACAATAAAAAACTGTATTCTAAAAGACTCAACTCAATGGGATTCAGGAACAGGAGCTCAAACAGGCATATACGTCGGTGATAAGGACTGGAATGTCCTTATTTATAATAATGTTTTTTATAATTGGAAAAGAACAAGTTCAACAAATGTTTGCATAGCCACAGATTACGATTCGAATCCATTAAATATTTATAATAATACTTTTATAAATTCTACAAAAGGCATAAGAATAGGTGGAAACCCAACAATAACTATAAAAAACAATATTTTTCAAGATGATACAGCAGATGTTGAGGGAACAATAGATACTCAAGCAACAAATCTTACTGATTTAACAGATGTTGCTAGCGGACTTACAGCAGGAAGTAATGTTTTTGAGTCTGCGCTAACTTTTATAAATAAAACTGGGAATAATTATCATCTTTCAACATCTGATACATCTGCAATAAACGCTGGATCAGACCTCTCCGGCACCTTCACCACTGATATAGACGGCACAACCCGTTCAGGCACATGGGACATCGGGGCGGATGAATACGTTGCATCAGCACCAGCAGGATTAACCTCCTCCGTCCTCGGTGGCGGACGATTTGGCGGAATGAAAATACATTACTAAAGGACAGCTATGGATGAACAGCAACAGCATCAACAGACCATCGAAACGAGAATAGCACTGTTAGAAGATTTCAAGACCAGAACCCTTGAGCATCATAAAGAAATGAGGGACAAGCTCGATGCTATCCTCAAAAAGCTCGACGACCGCCAATGCACCGTCCACGCCGCAAGGATGCTTCAACTCGACCAAGACCTTAAAGACCTGAAGCGTGAACACGAAGGAATGACCCTTGAGTTCCATCAGGAATGTAAAGACATGAAGAAAGAGATTATGTCTGTGCAGATTAAGCTCGCCATGTGGACGGGAGCGGTCGGCGTTATTACATTTATTGCAACAAAGATGTTTAAATGAAAAAGTATATCCTTTCAATTCTATTCCTGCTCATTACCCATACCGCATGGGCGACGACGTATTACATCAAGACAGGTGGGAATGACGGTGCGGCTGGAACGTCTGAGGCTACGGCGTGGGCATCGCTTTCAAAGATAAACTCAGCCTGTAGTGCCGGAAACACTTATCTGCTCCATAAAGGCGATACGTTCTATGGGTATTTGGCTCCCTGCTCAGGCGCGTCAGGAGGCGATACCATCATCAGCGCATACGGGACAGGGGAGAATCCCAAGATAATTACCGCTGTCAAATCCACGTCAACTGGCGATTGGACGGATTTAGGAAGCAACGTCTGGGCAATAACCAACGCCAACTTTGCCGACAGGAACGACTGCGGAATAATGATTTTGGGTGAGGAAACCAGTACCGGAAAGAAAGAGCAAACGTCCGGAGGGTTGAATACCAACGGAGATTTCTGGTGGAATACCGCAGGAACGGGGCAGATAAGACTTTACGCTGACGCCAATCCTGTGACCAAATGGGGGGCGGTGTATCTTGGTCTTCCTGCCCACGGTGTCATTATCTATGACGGGTCTTATATCACAGTCCAAAACCTTGATATCCGCTACGCCGGGATGCACGGCATCTATATGCACGGGGCGAACCATATCAATATCCTCAGCAATAACGTCCGGTATGTCGGGGGCATTGACCACGGCATCTGGGGCGTTGATTTTGGAGTCACTCGGTACGGCAACGGTATCGAATTAAACGATAGCAATTCCAACGTCAATATTGAATACAATACGGTGTCCCAGACGTTCGAGGTCGGCGTGTCAATAGAATCGTCTGCGACAAGCGTTACTCAATCTAACCTATATGTCCGCAACAACACGTTTGATTACACCGAGAACCCGTTGACATGGACGTTGGGGCAAGCAAGCAGTACGGCCAGCAATATTTATCTGGAATACAACACCGCAACGCATATCGGTGAAGGGTGGAGCGATGCTCAAGACCAGAAATGGAATACGAGCGTTTCAGCGGCGTTCTACACATGGGGCGATGATTGCACGGCGTCGAATATCTACATCCGGTACAACAACTTCTACGGTGGTGCGGATTTAGGCTCAGATTACGAGGGAGCGAAATACATCGGCTTCTACCGTGCTGAGGACATCTCCAAGGTCGTTATTGATTACAACAATTATTACGCTACAGATATGGCGTCGGATTTGTTTGCGTATGTCGTCAATCCGTCAACGGCTTATACGACTTCACAATTTGCATCGTGGAAAGCGGCAACGGGTCAGGACGCTCATTCAACATTGACGTTTGACGCTCCTCCTCCGCCTCCAACGGGGACAGGGTTTACAGTAACCGGAGTTACAGCCACGGGGGTGACGTTTTGAAAACATTACTGCTTATCATATTGATCTGTCTGTCCTTGAACGGTTGTGGCCTGCGGTGCATTGATGCCGGGTACTGCGGATGCTCTGGGTTCCTGTGCCTGCATGATATCTGCAACGGTGAAACGGAGTGCAAACGATGAGCGAAGACTGCGTTAAATGCTCACTCGCCCAATACTGCCACGATGAGACCCTGAAAGACGTGTCAGCGGCGAGGGATATTAAAGAGATAGTGAAGGCCGCCATTGAGCGATTTAATTCCGGATATACAGCGTTGGCGGAAGTCGAAACAAACAAATTACCCAAGCTGATTTCCGATTTGATTCTGCGGCTGGAACATAGACATTTAATTGCGACGGGAAGGGAAGATGCTAGTCAAAAAGGGTAAGCTCAAACACGGCGTCTGCAAGGCGTGTGGCTCAAAGACGTTTAAACCAGTTAGAGGCAAACGGGTCTGTTTGGAATGCGGAGTTGAACAATAAAGGAGGAAGTATGCAAGCATTAATCGGAGCGTTACTCAGGGAGCTTTTAAAGAAGGTCGATCCGGAAACAGTCAGGGAGCTTGTCGATGGCCTCCTGGACAAAATCGAGGACAAGGTCGCTGTCACACCCAATAAATGGGACGACGCCACAGTCCAGCCGATTATCGATACGCTGAGAACCTTGTGCGCCATTGAGGACAAGGAGTACGGCAATGATAAGGTAGGCGCATGAACGACGCCTGGGGCTGGCTGAGAGATGCCGTGGTGCAACTGGGCACGCGCCTTTTCCAGTACATTTTTATGGGCAAAAAGACCTCAGACGCTGTTAAAGACGATGATGACAAGGCGTTTCAGGATCGCATCAAGAAAGAAGGCTGGTGATGCGCATAATCCTTACATTAATTGTAACTTTCATGCTGGCCGGCTGCACAATGTTTACCCGGACAGTCTACGTGCCGGAAGGCAAGATGATCCAGCTGCGTCAAACCGTGCGCAATGCCAAGATATGGGTCAAGGAATCTGACGGCAATATCGCCCAGGGCCGCATGGACGTGCCTGAAGGCTGGTTTTGCGCGCCAAAGGAGCAGCCCAAGTGACGGCGATTATACTGCTTTGCCTTGCCGCGTTATCCGGGATCTTCGGCCGCATGGGCGGGGCCGGACGCAACGGCCAATGGTATGAGGATCTGCTGGACACTAAATGGCGGGATATCGGTTGTTCGGTAATTATCGTTATCGCCACGATTCTTTTGACTGGCTGGCATCCGGATAGATGGTGGGCATACGTTATGATATTTGGCCTGTCATGGGCCGCTTTTTCGACCTATTGGGACTGGCTGTTTGGCTATGACAACCTTTTCTTCAGCGGGTTGATGGCAGGAGCCGCCTGGCTGCCAGTTCTCTCCATACAGCCCGCCCTGTGGCCCGTGGCGGCCATTAGAATCGTTGTTTTGGCAACGGCATGGTGGGCGCTCAACAAAAAACTTCCAAATTCTGAAAACCGCGACAAGATCGAAGAATATTGGCGTTACTTCATCTCACTTTAAAATTTCTCCATCCTGCCACTTTCTCTTATTTGACGTCGGAATAACGGGATGTTATACTTCCAGTCCCCACATGAGCCCTTGAAAAACAACAAAACCCCGTATATATTTCGACAACCCGTGCAAGAGGAGGAAAACAGTGGGGAAGGAGTACAACACAACATCCGATGACAAAATTAAAAAGTTTACCCTTAATATACCGTTGGAGAGGTATGTAAGAATTATCGAGGCCTGTACGGCAAACAAGCCGGCGCGGCCGGTCGGGCACTGGATCAATGAAGCGATCGAGGCCAGGCTGAATACAACTTATTCGCTTAAACAGATGATACAATACGAGGTGATGCGTCATCTCGGCGAGATAAAAGCGGAACCAGTCGCGAAACGCGTCGAAAAAGACGTTTCAGTATTGTCGGGAAATACCGCGGCCGATCATCACTTCCATAAGTTTCCGGGATCTATTGCCGGGCTGATGAAAAATCAGTTTGTATGGAATTTATGGAAGAAAGAAAAAATGCTAAAAAAGCATTGACAGCAAAAAACAGAGGTGTTTTAATGATGTCAGTTCTTTTTAGACACGGTTGGTTCCATATCGCAAGCGCCTTCAAGGCGCTTTTCAAAAGCCTTGGCAACTTCCTATAATATATGATGGGTTGACAGGACAAGATATTATGCGATAGCGGAAAAATGAACAGTAAATAGTTGGGGATCCGGCACGGATATTCCCACGTCTTACGAACCGACCGTATTACTTAGTAATATGGTCGGTTTTTTTATTTATAAAGCATTGAGGTTGGCGATGCAAGAAAAAGTCAAAAGTAAAGGGAACATGGTTAGAAGGGGAAACCCTGTGCGTCCAACCGCGCACAATGACCATGTTCCTTTTTTATTTATGGGGGTTGGCCTATGAATATTGAAATCAGGAACAAATGGGGATGGAAGCAGAAGCGCAAGGCGATGTGCACCTGCTCGATGTGCGAAACCATTGAGGACATGAAGGCGGACAAGGTTTACTCAGCCGTCATGGTAACGGTTCGGGTGGCTGTGTCGATTCTGATCCTGTTGCTGTGGCCAAGGGCCGCGCAGGCCGCAGTAACCGAAGAGCAGGCTGTCCGGGCCATCATTGGAGAAGCGGCCAACCAGGGCGAGCACGGGATGATATGCGTGGCCGAGGTATTACGCAGGAGAGGGTCAACCAAGGGCTTTTACGGGTACAAAGCGAAGCACGTCAACAAACAGCCGGCCTGGGTATGGGCGCAGGCCCGCAAGGCATGGCGCGAATCAGCGCATACCAATTACACCAGGGGCGCGTGGTATTTCGAGAACGTCAAGGCGTTTGGCCAGCCGTGCTGGGCGGGTAGTTGTGTTGAGGTTTACCGGCATAAGGACCATGTCTTTTTTGCAGAGAGGAGGCCGCGTCATGGGAAAAAAGTGTAGGCATGGGATTAAAGAAGTTTTGCCCGGATTAAGGTTCTGCGTGAAATGCAGATATACAGAAGGCTCTCACCGCGAATATCGAGAGCGACAGGTTTCTGATGTTTTTGAGCATATTAACCGCAAATTATTTATTGCGGAAAGGGGCGCTAATTATGCCTAGTTGTTCAGTATGCGGGAGAAGTCACGACGGGCAAAACATGAATATTTGCACCCGATGCGAACCCAAGTTAAGCAGTTGGAGGAAGCCGTGAATACCTGCCAACCGACGGTAACGAATAAAAAAGCGGCATTTGCAAACAAGATTGATAAGTCCAGGTTGATCAAGTATTTAGCCTGGCAGGTTTCAACAGGAAAGATGCGCTTTTACAAGAGCATATTGATTCTGGCCGGCAAGGCCCGCTGTAAAGAATTTAATTAATGATCGCTGTTTAAGTTTGGTTATGGTTGACGATATTTTACAGGTACGCATCACAGAGTATTTGCAGTTAAATTGCTACGGAAGAGTCAAAGCCTGCAAAGCGGCCGCCCTGGCCGAAAAGTTTAATTCCAGCCTTAGAGAAATCAACAGTGTGATTAGAAAACTTCGCAAAGATGGCCGGCTGATCGGTTCATCCAAGGACAAGCCGCATGGTTATTACATCCCGGCGAACTCAGATGAGGTCAGAGATCACCTGCAAACGTTCAAGCAAGAGCTTTTTGACATGCTTGATACCTACCGCATCCAGCGCAAAACCGCGCGCATCCAGGCTGAAGAAAAAGGGTATAGCCAGTCATTATTCAAGGAAGACAAAACCGGCCAAATGACGATGATCTAGAAAGGTAGTTTATGGCAAGAAAACGGGTGATTGATCCGGAATTCTGGAGTGATGAGGAAATAGGGCATTGGTCTTTCCAGGCACGGTTGTTTTACATCGGTATTTGGAACTTTTCAGATGATGAGGGGCGGTTTAAGGCCCATGACAGTCTTTTAAAGTCTCAGATATTCCCTTATGACAATAAAATCGACATCATACGGCTAAAACAGGAAGTAGCCAAAAAAGTGCAATGGTATGTTTATGATGGCCAAAGTTACGGTTTTACACGTAACTTCATGAAGCATCAGAGGATAGATAGGCCGAGCCAATCAAAATTACCAGCCCCGCCAGCCTGTAGCGAGGACTCGGCGAACATTCGACGAACATTCGACGAACATTCGACGAATGCTCAGCGAGGCCTCGATGATGACTCGCGCCTAAGAGAAGAGAAGTTAAGAGAAGAGAAGTTAAGAGAAGTTAAGTTAAGTTATGTGGACTTTGAAAAGTCCACCCTCATTGCCTGGAATTCGTTTTGTGAAGATCATCCTGAGCTTTCAAAAACACGCGAAATTACAGGTAAGCGCAGGGATAAACTCAAGCTTCGTTTTTCCCAGGAATCTTTCAAGCAATTCAAAATGATTTTGGACGCTATTGCACAACAACCTTTTTGCTTAGGGGTTAATAACCGAGGGTGGAAAGTCACATTGGACTGGCTGATTGAGAATGACACAAATTTTATCAAGGTGTTGGAAATGCGGTATCGGGACGATAAGCCAAAGACGGCGGGCGAATCTGCCTATGAAGCGGCCGTGAAAGAAGCTCAGAAAGGGGTTGAAGATGCCAGTGCTTGAAACAGCCAACGAATGGACAGATCTTTTGAAACGTTATGGCGGGACCGATGAGTTTGAGATTAGAAACGCCATGCTGGTTGCCGACCGGATCAGCATATTTAATTTACGTCATGAACCGAAGAAGCCGGTTTTAGTCGAGGCTTATTTTTTACTGCGCGACGAAAAAGGCAAGAGGGAATTTCAGGAAAAAAACAAAGATTATTGGCACGACAGCCACGAGGGCGGAGATTGGTTGAACCGAAAAACCAAAATTCAGGGCCAAAACATGTCAAACGTCCGGTTTCTTACAGAACAGCATAAAACCTTGTTGAGCCACGAAGAAACAGAACGCGCCGCGGTTGTGGCCGGCAAGCTTCGGGAATTTGGGATTGATGTCGATGAGATTATTGCCGGAAGCGATGGAATCCAATGGGAAGAATAATCAGCTTGTCAAAGGAGTTTGGCGAGGATGCGGGTTTTATCAAATTCGTGCTGCAAGCTTTCAGCACTGCGAATACGAAGGCACAGATAGTCAGCATAACTACTATCACAAAACCGTGATCGGAGAGGAAAGATGAATATTAACAACGTTATCATCGGCGGAAATTTAACAAGGGACCCGGACTTTAAGACCATCAACCAGGATTCACACCTGGCGGAGTTTAGCGTGGCGATTAACCGCCGCTGGAAGAGCGCCAGCGGAGAGAAGAAAGAAGATGTCGTATTTATCGCGGTTATTGCCTGGGGGCGGCTGGCTGAGTTGTGCCGGGATTACTTGCGCAAAGGGTCGCCCTGCGTGGTCATCGGCCGGCTTATTCAGGACCGGTGGGAAGACGCGGAGGGCAAGAAGCAGAGCAAAACACGGGTCTACGCCGAAAGCGTCCAGTTTGTCGGGCGAAAGCAGGGGGAAGATGATCAACATGTCACAGCGGATTAAGTTTACGGTCCCGAAGTTGCCGCCATCGTTAAACAAGATGCTGCGTCAGCATTGGGTCAGGCGGGCCAGTGAGCAGGAGACGTGGGACCTGTTTGTGCTCTCCGTATGGACCAGGTCAGGAAGGCTGGTTTTTACGAATCCAGTCAGTATCACCTACCGGCTAAAGTTCACGGATGCCAGGCTAAGGGACCAGGACAACTACATCGGAGGCACGAAGTATATTACCGACGCTTTAAAGCGCACGTTCATCACCCGGGACGACGCGCAGTGGGCAAAAATACACATCGAAATGGAGCGGGGAGAACATCCGGAAACGGAAGTCACCATCGAAGAAGCCAGGGAGGACGTATGTCAGTGATCGATGAAGAAGAGCGCATCAGCAAACTAAAAAAACTTAACAATCCCACCAGCCAGGAACTGCGGGAGCTCATGTTAAACGGTTCCCGGGAAATGAAGACCACCTGGGTCCGGGGCGCGCAGGTTTTATACACGATCTGGCGCGACAAGCTTTACGAATACTGGGGATTTGAGAGGTTTGAACACTACGCGGAGAGGGAAGTCGGGATCCGTAAACCCGCGGCCATGAAGATGGTCAAATGCTACGCGTTTCTGGAACACAACGAAGCGCAATTTTTAAAGGCTGACGCGTTATCGAAAGACCCTTGCGCCATTCCGGAGCTTGACGCGATCAATGTCCTGCGTTCAGCCAGGTTTCGCAAGGAGCTGTCAAAGCAGGACTACGCGGACCTGCGGCGCCTGGTGTTTGATAAAGGCCGGCCGGCGTCCGAAGTCAGGACGGCCATGAAGAACATGATCGCAGAACGCAAGAAGCCGGATCCGGAAGAGGAAAAAGAGGAGCGCCGCTGTAAAGCCGCGCGCACGTTTATCAACTCTGTCCGGTTATTCCAGCGGGAAGCGTCAGCGTTAAAAATGGTCAGTCAGGAGCTGCTCAAGAAAGCGATGGATGTGTTTAAAGAGATCGAGGCTGAGCTATGAGCAAATGGACTGAAGACAGGCCGGTCAGCAAAGAAGAGGCCAAGGCGGTAAGAACAGGCACCTGGGAAGGCGCCGATTAAACGAAGGGGGACAGTATGTCGAATTGTATCCATCAAAAAGTATGCCGGCACTTTAGCTCGGACGAGGTCATGGAATGCTCGAATCAGGATATTTGCAAGCACTGTCAAAGCCTTGATGGAAAAGCTGGGCTTGAAACCGAGCCGGAAACCTTTGCCGTGAAGGCCAAAGGCAAGAAGTCACAGCGCAAAAGCGAAGATAAAGATTTGCTGGAGAGGTTTAAGGTCGCGAAAAACTATATTCGCAATCATCCGGATAATTTTGACGATAACCAGATTTTGGCCTTAAAGGCGATGGCCGGGAAAAGTTACGACGCTTTAAGCGACGAGCAGCGTCAGCAGCTGATTGATATTGTGGATGAAGTCAAATCTGAACATTTGTGCGCGAAATAATTTAAAATTCAATAACTGTCAAGGAGAGAAACATGAAAAGAAAAGATGAGAAAAAAATAAAAACAAAGGTCGAAGAAATTGTCAGTCCATTCTTAAAACTGCTCAGCGATCCTAACAGGTTTCAGAAGCTCGAAGACGGATGGGTGCGAGACAAGCTGTGCGGAATTGAGTGGGGCCCAACGTCTAGATCGGAGATGGACTTTGAAGATGCACAGGCTTATTGCGCAAAGTTGGGCGGCCGTCTGCCTGAGGTCAACGAGCTTCAGTCGCTTGTGGATTATTCGCGCAAGGAACCGGCAACCAACACGGATATCTTTCCAGATACGAAAACATCATGGTACTGGTCTGGAACAACGCAAGCGCGTTACGATGACTGCGCGTGGTGCGTGGGCTTCAATAACGGCAACGTGAACAACAACAATAAGGACAACGACAATTATGTGCGTCCCGTGCGTGCCAGCCAGCGATTCAAGCAGCGTGTTCTCATATCGTAATATTTACCAGCGGTATCTTGATTGCCGAAGGAACAAGCGCAGCACCAATAACGCGCTTAAATTCGAGATCAACGCCGGTGAAAGAATCCTTGAGCTCGAAACCAGTCTTAAAAATAAAACTTACCATCCTTCGCGCTCTATTTTGTTTGCGGCCAAGAAGCCAAAGCTCCGGGAAATATTTGCGGCTGATTTTAAAGACCGGGTTGTACATCATGTTTTGGTGCACGAGCTGGAGAAGATATGGGAGTCGATCTTTATTCACGACTCCTACGCCTGCCGGATCGGTAAAGGCACGCATCAGGCTGTCACACGTCTTCAGTCGTTCCTTAGGAAGATAACGCACAACGGGAATTTACGCGCCTATTATCTGCAGCTGGATATCAAGGACTTCTTTACATCGATCGACAAAGATATCCTTTTCTCATTGCTCAAAAAGCACGTCAAAGATCCGGATATACTGTGGCTGATCAAAACCGTTCTTTTTTGGGACTGCACCAAGCTCTACGTCTCAAGAGGGGACAGGGATCTGTTAGCGCAGGTTCCTCCAAACAAAAGCCTGTTCGGGAAGAACAACAAACGCGGTCTGCCGATAGGGAATCTCACCAGTCAGTTCTTCGCCAACGTCTATCTCAATGAGTTGGACCAGTATGTTAAGCACGAACTGAAGGCGCATTACTACCTGCGCTATGTCGATGATTTCGTGATCGTCAGCAGTGACTGGGATGAGTTGCTGAGATTTAAGGAACAGATAAAGTTATTTGTTGAATCACGATTAAAGCTTCAGCTGCATCCTAAAAGGCACAAGCTCCTGCCCGTATCTTCCGGAATCGATTTTCTTGGATACATCATTCGCCATAACTATATCCTTGTCCGGCGCAGGGTATTAAATAACCTTAAGCAAAAAATAAGAGAGTTCGTGACCTCGGAAGCAAAAGATCTGCAAAAATTCAAGGCCACGCTGTCTTCGTATGCCGGTCACTTCAAATTTGCCAACACGTACCGGTTAAAGCAAAAGGTATCAATTTTAACAGGAGGTTTGAGCGATGCGTTATGACAGGACAGCTGTTTTTGTCTGGTGCTTAATGTTTTTAATTATGGCGGTCTTCTGGACCAGTGTGGTTTTTGCGGTAATAAATGCTCTTAAACATTAATTCTCATCCCCAGGGATCAGGCTGGAGGCGCGGCCTTCGATCTTCGCCTTGTAGGCATTCCAAGCGTGCCAACAGCGGTAACGCCGGGATCGACTTTGGGGTATTAAAAGCGGCAATATGTTTACGGTGACGACGATAGATGGCGAAGAGATAGCAGCCGACAGGGTGTCTGTTGACCAGACGTGGGTGTATGTGTACAAGAACGCCGTGGTCATCGAGGAGCAGACGGCAGGCCCATGGTACAGAAAAAGAAAAACGCTGGTAGCTTGCGACCGGCCGCGGTGCGTGCGGGTCATCAACAAGGACGAGATATCGGACGTGCAGTTGATTTAAATATTGTTGCTGGAGAAAATAAGTCATGAAAAAGTCATCTAAGCAGATAAACCGGTTCAGGATCAGAAACGGAGAGTTTGCGTCATCTGACGATTACGGAATGACCGGAGCATTCAAGATACCGATGGCAAGCGGAAAAACAGCGGTCGTTCTTTCAAGCGGAGCTATTGGTCCAGAGGTTGGATCGGGTTGGGAACACGTTTCAATCTCGCTGCCGAACCGGTGCCCAACGTGGGATGAGATGTGCAGGATTAAAGACATGTTCTGGGACGAGGACGAGGCCGTTATACAGATACACCCGCCGAAGAGCGACTACGTGAACAACCATCCTTATTGCCTGCACCTGTGGAAATCAAAAGAAAAAGAACAGCCGCTTCCTCCGTGGATTCTGGTAGGTGTTAAATGAAAGATCGCCCGATAGCTTTTAGCGGAGAAAACTGGTCATGTCAGTTCATGCAGCGGTATGTGGTGATGCTGGATGATGCCAAGCGGCTGAAGGCGGCCGGCTGGACCAAAAAAACCGCTTTTTGCTGGTGGACGCATGAGCACGCGAATTTTAAGTACAGCCTGGGCCGGGTATCTGATGAGCTCAGCATGCTTCAGGCGCCCATGGCAGATGAGATCATGGAGGATTTCCCAAGGCGCTCGCTAAACATATCCGGGACGTCTAGCGGCTTTCTAGTCACGTTAATAGCAGAGGACGGGTCGTCTTGCTTGTCTGTTGAAAAGTACAGGCTGGTAGACGCCATGGTGCTTTTGTGGATAAGCAAATTTTCCGGGCCTCCTGCTTTAAAGGCGGACAAGATATGATGAAGACGGCGCGCTGTAAACAATGCCGTCGGGTGTTTTACTATCCGGTCATTCACGCCAACCACAAAAAGCGCAAGAAATACTGCCCCAACTGCCTGGATGACCGCCACCGGCAAGCTAACCGGAAATACAGGCTAGAGCGCGGGAAGATGGATAAAGCGCCGCAGGGCATTTCCGTCAGAAAAGACTTGAACTCGTTGGCGGTTTTGTAAGTATGGTAACAGGAAGAAATTTTAAAACAGGAGGACAAATATGAGTTCATCCGCAATACCCGCCCAGGGGACAACGCTGGGGATCGGCTCGGGTTCGCCGGTCACGTATCAAACCATCCCGGAGATCAATTCGTTCAGCGGACCGGGCGGCTCTGCCCAGGTCATCGATGTCACGGATTTAAGCAGCACGGCCAAGGAAAAGCGCATGGGCCTGCAGGACAACGGCCAGCTGACGTTCGAAATGAATTTTATTCCGGACAACACGGTCCATGCCGCGCTGCGCACGGCCAAGGCTTCAGGCGCTATCACGCCCTTCAAGCTGACGTTTTCTGACGGAAGCTACTGGACGTTCAACGGATTTGTTACAGCCGTTCCTATTTCCGGCGGTGTTGACGGCGTCGTCAAGGGCAGCTGCACCATTGAGATCTCCGGATCGATTCTGGAATCTTAACTCCGGAATAAATAACATAAAGGATCCGTCATGTTATCCAAAGATCAAATAACCGCAAAAACAAAACTAAAGACCGAAGTCGTGCGTATTCCTGAATGGGATGGTGATGTTATCGTCTCCGAAATGACCGGAGAAGGCCGAGATATGTGGGAACAATCGCTCAACGAGCGCGACAGCCAGAAGCGCCTGGTCAGTCCACGCGCCAAACTGGTCGTTGCCACCGTTGTCGATGAAAACGGCAATGCCATGTTCACGGAAAAGGATATCCCGGTTGTCACAAGACTTGGATTTAAAAGTCTGGACAGGATTTGCCAGGTTGCCAACAGGCTCAACAGCATCACCGAAGAAGCGCTTGAGGACCACAAAAAAAACTCTTAAGCCGGCCCGAGCGGCAATTTTATTTTTTTTTGGCGGAGAAACTCGGGATGACCGTTGGAAAATTGCTCCGTGAAATATCAAGCTCAGAGCTCACGGAATGGATGGCATACAGGGACATTAAAAATAATCCGCCAGATGAGATCAAAGAAAATACCGGTAAGCTCAAGTCCATGTTCGCGCATCTGGTTGTGAAAAATAAGGTGAAATAAATGAGTAGCCTGGGATCATTGGGAAGCTTAAATGTTCTTTTGAGCGCTGACACAACCTCATTTACCACGGCCATGGATAAGGCCGCCTGGCAAGCTGAAAAAGAGCTGACGAGGATATCCAAAGCCGCCAAATTCAATTCCGCTGTTCTCACCACCGCTCTGATCGCTGGCGCTACCGGTTTCGCCGCTGCGCTTAAACAAACCCTGGACAAAACCGAAGACATGGGGAAGCTGGCCAAGACTCTGGGCATGACCGCAGAAGAGTTGTCCCGTTTGGGCTATGCCGCGGACATGTCGGATGTGTCCATGGAAAACCTGAGCACGTCTATTTCAAGGATGAATAAGGCCGCGTACGAGAACAACAAAGCTTTTTCTTCCATGGGAATATCGGTGCGCGACTCTAACGGATTGTTAAAGTCAAGCACGGAAATATTGACAGAGGTTGCCGCAAATTTTTCAAAAATGCCGGATGGCGTTGCCAAGTCAGCCATGGCCATGGAATTATTCGGTCGCAGCGGTGCGCAGATGATACCGTTGCTTAATGAGGGCAGTGACGGGATAAAACGCCTGACGGAGGAGTCGGACAAGTACGGTAACACTATTTCTACCAGCCTGGCGGAAAAGGCCGATCGCATCAACGACAAGTTTAAGCAGATGGCCAAAACCATTGAGGGGATAAAAATTGCCGTTCTTTCATCGACTCTGGATTTTTTTACCAACGTTGTGGATGAACGCGGTAAAAAAGAGGCTTACGATGCTCTGATGAGGATGGGGCAGTATGAGCAGGCGGCCAAGATTTATGAGCAGTCAACCCAACAGGCTGCGGAAGCAACAAAGACATTTACAGAGTCGATGGAGGAGCAAATTGCCGTAGAGGAAAGAAAAAATAAGCTAAGAGAAGACGGTTTAAAGCTTCAGTTGGAATCAAGGACGGACCTTGAAAAATATAACGACACTATAAAAGGCTATAACGAACTCCTCAGGGAGGGCGCTATTGATAGCGATACGTTTAACAAGGCCTCGATGAAGGCCTGGGACGATATCAGCAAGAAGATAGACGCGGCCAATACGATGACCATCAAGCAGTCGTCATACACCAGCCAGTTAAATAAAGTCGCGGTCGATTTGGGGTATTCTTTTCAGTCAGCATTCGAAGGTGCGATTATTGAAGGCAAAAGATTTCATGATGTTTTGTTGGGGTTGGCACAGGATATTGAGAAAATATTACTGCGCAAAACAATTACCCAACCTTTGGCTGACGCGATAAGCTCAATGTTTGCCGGAGGAGGGTTAAGTTATTCCCAGCAGGTTTCAAGGTTTGGCGGTGGAGTTAATACATATACACCTCCTACTAATGTGCAAAATATGACAATAAGATCAGCAAAAGGTAATGTATTTTCTTACGTACCTTTTGCGTCAGGCGGAGTTATCGATGGACCAATTTCTTTTCCCATGACCGGAGGGAAGCGCGGATTGGCTGGAGAAGCCGGGAAAGAGGCCATCCTGCCGCTAATGCGCACATCGTCCGGAGATCTTGGGGTGAGGAGCACAGGCGGAACAAAAACAGAGATTAATATTTATACTCCACCTGGCACAGAGGCCCGGCAGGAAACCCAGCAGGATAACGGCATGGAGAGGATCAATATTTACATTGATGAGGCCGTGGCCGGTAATATCAATAAGCCTGGAAGCAAAACGCACCGAAGTCTTAAAAATACGTTTGGGCTTGGACAGACATTGACAAAAAGATAAGCAGATGAATAAAAAAGTATTATTTTACTGTGGAAGAATTGTTTTTGAAATTAAAAGTTTCAAGCTTTTCTTTTCTAAACTTTTCTTGAGTGGCTTTAATACGTGCATGACCTTCGGGAGAGATAACATCTTTTGGAGGCTTTTGCAATGCGTAACCGAAAGCTTCCATACACTTATTGTAGATTTCTTTTCTTTTGAAGGCTTCATCAAAAGGGTTAGGAGCGTAAACCATTTCAGATTTTGCCTTGCATTGAGCTACCGCGTACTCTCCACCTTGTGGAGGATTCCAGGATGGATGAACGCTGGCCCAGTAATAATTAGAAGCGCAGGAAGACAGTCCGATGGAGAGGATAATGAGAATCAGCAAATTCAGGCATTTAATGGTTGTTTTCATGTCTGAAGAATACCGTAAATGTAGAAAAATGTCAAATATTTGTAGAATAGCATTATAAGTTAAGATTTACTGGCTTTTGCTCTCGACGGGGAACAAGAGTTTAATTTAAACAGCCCAATACCTGCTCATTGGCCGGTGTTGGGCTTTCTTATTTTGGAGAGGTAAATATGGCAGACTGGCCCGCAACCTTACCGCAAAACTTTCTGGCAAACACCAGTGTCAAGGATGACGAAAGCCGTTTAACCACGTCCATGGACTCCGGGCCGGCATCGGTCAGAAACAGATTCACGGCCATCAGCCAGGTGGCCAAGGGTCCGCTGGTCTTGACCGGGGCCCAGCTGGTCATTTTTGACGCGTTCTTTCGCACGACCCTGCAGCAGGGCGCGCTGTCTTTTACCTGGAAGCATCCCAAAACAGACGCGACAGCCGATATGCGATTTAAAGGCAAGCCGGAGTGGAAGTGTGTCAAGCCGGCATCAAGCCCGAATGACCGTTTATGGATGGCCGATTTTGAAATTGAAATTTTGCCATGATAACAGACAATCTTAAACAGGACGCCTGGCAAAACGCAAGCAATCTGCCGCTGGTTTTGCTGAAGATCGAGCATGCCGACCTTTCCACCCCGATCCTCGTTGCAAATAACAAAGCAAATATCACGTCCAACGGGGATGTTTATATTGGATTTCCCTTTGACATTGTCCTTCCGGACTCAAAAGAAAATTCGCCGCCCGTTGCAAAACTGAGCATCAGCAATGTTTCGCGCGAGATCGGACAGGCTATCCGGTCTATTTCAACTCCGCCAAGCGTGACCATATCTGTTGTCCGGCAGGAAACGCCGGATGTTGTGGAGATGGAGTTTCCCGGGATGGTCATGACCAATGTCAGCTACGACGCTTTAAGCGTGGACGCGGATATTAACTTCGAAGACCTGACCAGAGAGCCATATCCGGCCTATACGTTCAGCCCGGCCAATTACAGGGGGATCCTGTGACCATACAGGAATTTGTGAAAGATGCGCTTAAAGTTCCGTTTAGGGAAAAGGGCCGGGATTTTTCAGGCTGGGACTGCTGGGCAGTGCCGTATGTATCCTATCGCGAAGTCTTGGGCAAAGAGCTTCCGGATTATCTCGACGAGTATCCTGATCCTGGCAATAGTCCGGGCAGCCGCAAGATCTTGAACAAGCTGATCGATGAGCAAAAGCGCCAGTGGGCAGAGGTCAAAGACGGCCGCTATATGCCGTTAGATGTGGCGCTATTTACGCTGGGAGGAGGCCTGTTGCACGTTGGCATGATGATTAACCGTAGAGAGTTCCTTCATTGCGAAAAGACCGTGGGGACTGTTATAGAGCGTTTAAACAGCGTTATGTGGGCCAAACGGCTGAAAGGTGTGTATCGATGCCTGGCATAGTCAAAATGACCGCGGTCCTGCATCCGTTCAAAGTTGAACAGAAACGGATGGAGTTTGAGGAGGGAATCACGCTCCAGGAGATGGTGGAGCAGGCCCAGCCTGACAAAAAGCAGGTGAGGCACGCCACAGCGTTTGTCAAAGGCCGTGTTATACCGCGGGATCAATGGCATACCGTAAAACCTTTATCCGGTGATCTGGTAGAGGTGAGGGCCTATCCTGTTCCCATGGGTGGAGGAGGTGGAGGAGAAAAAGACGTTCTTCGCACTGTGGCGATGATCGCCGTTATGGCAGTTGCTGTGATGACAGGACAGTGGTGGGCCCTTGGTCAAGCTGGGACCACTTTATTCGCTGTATCAAGTGCCGTTATCGCAGCTGTCGTTACAACTGTTGGGATGCTGGCCGTTAACGCGCTTATCCCTATCAAACAGCCAAAGCTGGATTCTCTTTCCAGCACATCCGGGACCACAGACAGCCCGACGCTGTTTATTAACGGCGCGCGCAATAGCCTGAGCCCGTTCAGTCCGGTCCCGCAGGTCCTTGGAAAATACCGTTCCACGCCTCCTTTAGGCTCAAAGCCTTACACGGAAATCATTGGAGACAAACAGTTTATCCGGATGCTGTTTGTCTGGGGTATTGGACCGCTGAGCATCGACCTTACCAGCCTGAAGATCGGAGAAACGCCCATCAGCGAATTTGAAGGTGTGAAGATGGAACATCGTGAGGGTTACGATACCGATGAGCCTTTTACGCTTTTTCCGTCTGCCATCAACCAGCAGGATTTTACGGTCCTTTTGTCTTATGATGCCGGATGGATATCGCGCACCAGCACGGTTTATGCCGATGAATTGGGGATAGATATCACTTTTCCTTACGGTTTGGTTGAGTACGACGATGTGGGAGCGCGGGCCCCGGCCAGCGTTACATTGGAAATCGAATACCGTGAAGCAGGATCCAGCCCCTGGCTTAAAATCGACACGACGGATCCAAAATTCCAGACCACAGCCAACGCGGAATGGCTGAATAAAAGCGGCAGTGATTTAAACAGCGTGACCTTTACCCAGAGCCGCACATCAGCTATCCGCCACGGGATCCGCTGGGCTGTCTCATCGCGCGGACAATATGAAATCCGTATGCGCCGGACGTCAGCTGACACCAGCTCGACACAAATTTACGATGTGGCCAATTGGACTGCCTTGCGGACAATAACCAATGATGACCCGATCAATTCACCGGTCCCGGTAGCGGCCACGGCTTTGGTTATCCAGGCCACAGACCAGTTAAACGGCATTGTGGACCAGTTCAACGGGCTTGTGACAACGGTTTGTATGGATTGGGACGCGGAGACAGAAACATGGATCGAGCGGGCCACGCAGAACCCGGCTTCTTTGTTCCGGCATGTGCTGCAGGGCAACGCTATGGCCAATCCGATGGCTGACGCGCGCCTTGATCTGGACACACTGCAGGACTGGCACGAGTTTTGTGATGAGAAAGGCTTTACGTTCAACATGATCCGTGATTTTCAGGGCTCAGTCTGGGACGTTTTGGCAGATGTGGCGGCTGCCGGCCGCGCGGCACCAACCCAGATTGATGGCAAATGGTCGGTTGCTATTGACCGGCCGCAGGCAACTCCTGTCAGTTATATAACTCCGCGCAACAGCTTTGATTTCAAGGCACAAAAGTTCTTTTTAAATGCTCCGCACGGTTTCCGGATCCAGTTTCCAAACGAAGATGAAGGCTACACGTTTGATGAACGCCGGGTCTACCGTGATGGGTACGATGACGGAAACGCCACAGTGTTTGAATCGCTGGAACTTCCGGGAGTGACGGATCCTGATCAGATCTACAGGCTGGGGAGGTTTCGCCTGGCACAGGCCTTGAATCAGCCGGAGCGCTGGTCTTTTGGCCAGGACATGGAGTTTATGACCTACCGGCGCGGGCAGAGGGTAACCATTACGCATGACGTCATTCTGGTTGGTCTTTATTTTGGCCGTATCAAGGGCCTTGTGCTGGATGGCGCTGATGTAACGGGCATCGAGCTGGATGAAGAGATCACCATGGAAGCCGGCAAGACATACGGCGTTATCATCAGGACACTGGAAAATCCATCGTTAAGCGCTCAGGTGGATACTGTAGCCGGGACATCAAAGTCTCTGACTTTTACAGAGCCGGTCAGCGGTATAGGCTCACCTGCCGAGGCCGCCATTGCTATTGGCAACATGTTCGGATTTGGAATTTTTGGCGAAGAATCCGATGACGCGCTTATTATTTCTCAGGCACCATCGAGCAATCTTAAAGCGCAGATGATTGCTGTCCCTTACCGGGAGGCCATTTATACCGCGGATACAGAAACCATTCCGGAATTTGTGACTAAAATAACGCCTCTGGTTGAAATACCCGCTCCAACTATCAAAAATATTGTTTCTGATGAAAGCGCCATGGTCATCAGCTCAACCGGGACGCTCAAGGTGAGGATCGGGATCGGATTTAATCCGCTTAACAAAGAATTATTTGGTGTTGAACCGGAGTTGCGCGTGCAGATGCGGCCATCGTCCACAGCTGAACCTTACGCGCCGGCTTTTATCGAAGAGATGACCGCGGGCCATGTCTTTATTGGTGACGTGCGCACAGGAGAAGAATGGGACATCCGGTTGCGTTTTGTTGTGCCTGGCCGATTGCCCGGGCCATGGACAACGATTTCCAGTCATAGAGTGGTCGGCAGGTCAACAGCCCCGTCACCATTGTCAAATATGACCATTTCGGTTTTTGGCGCGCAGGCCATGATCCGCTGGGACAAGCCGGCTGAGCTGGACGTTCTTTTCGGGGGAGAGGTCGTTTTCCGGCATTCGTCGCTTTCTGAAGGTGCCACATGGGGAGGCAGCGTAACCATCGGTCAGTCCGCTCGCGCCAGAACGCTTTTTGCTGTTTTGCCGTTAAAGCCGGGAACATATCTGGCCCGGGTCTACGATGTTGACGGAACACCTTCGGAAGAAGTAACTACAGTGACGACCAAGCAGGCCAGTGTGCACGAATTTGTAAATGTTAACACTCTTGATGAAGCGTCATCGTTTTTGGGGACGCATGACAACACAGAAGAAGATGCCGGAAATTTAAGGTTGACCGAAGGGTCTCCGCGCGTACTTACCGGGACATACACATTTGCCAACGGGTTCGACTTTTTGACAGTCTCGCGCGTCAGGCTGACGACCCGTATCGCAGTAGCGGCATATAATATCAGCGACACGGTTGACGGCCGCACGGATCCGATAGACAGCTGGGAAGATTTTGACGGGGTCCTGCAGGCCGGAGGCGACGCGCGGATTTTTGTGCGCCATACAGATGATGATCCGGAAGGGTCTCCGCTCAGCTGGAGCCAGTGGGAACGTTTGGACAGCGCAGAGTTTGAGGCCAGGGCTTTTCAATTCAAGGTCGAATTAACCGTAGACAGTCAGGATTATAACATTGTGGTCAGTGAACTTGGGATAGATGCTGACCAAATCGCCTAAGGAGGGCTAAATGAGCCAACATGATTATCAAATGGATAACGCGGCCGGGGCCGTATTCCGGGCTGATCTTAACTCTGTTTTGCAAGCCATTGCCAGCTGTAACGCTGGGGCAACAGAGCCGGCAGTTACTTTTCCCAACATGCTTTGGTTTGATACGTCCACAGGCATCTTGAAACAGCGCACAAACGCTGATGATGGTTGGGATGAGGTGGCCCTGAATTCAACCGACACCGATGGCACGCTGGCGGCCAATTCGGACAGCAAAATAGCTACCCAAAAAGCCACCAAGACTTACGCGGACACAAAGATATCCAAATCGACAGCCGGAGAAGTTAACGCCTTAACGGAAAAAACAACGCCGGTTGATAACGATATTGTTTTAATCGAAGACAGCGCAGCATCTTACGCCAAAAAGAAACTCAAAAAAAGTAATTTGCTGGCCCCTGCCAGCCTGGGAAGCGGGACACCGTCATCTGCTAATTTTTTAAGGGGTGATGGAGCATGGTCAGCTCTTTCAATTCCAGTAACTACCGTCATGGAATGGCATGGGTATTATATTCAAAGCATTAATTACGGATGGAATGTGAACGGGACTGCTATAGATAAGATCTTTTGGTTTGCCAGCACTGTTCAAACTGGATACGCACAGGTTTTTAATACCAAATTTTATAAAACAGCCGGGATCAATACGCTCAAGTTTTATATCAATTATCAAAACGCCGCTGGTTCCGGTATTGGATACGGTGAATTATACGTGGGAGGATTGACCTCGGAAGTATCAAAGAACGGAACGGGCTATGAATGGTTAACAAATACTCTTGATGTTTCAAGCCTTACCGATGGACAAATTTACGATGTTTACTTTTACCTAAAAAGCGACGGGACATCACAGCCTAGAGTTTATGATTTTATTGTTTTTGGATATTAAGCTATGACGAAAAATCATGCTGTCACAATCACAATTCCCACAACCGGACGGCCTGAACGACTCAGAAACTGTTTGCGCTCTATCGATTATGAAAACGCCCGGATCCTGATCGGGGCTGTAAAAAAAGGCGATGTTTGGTTAGATGAAGAAGAGTCCGAAAAAAAGAACATATCTATATTTTACGGACCTGGTCATCCCGTTGTTATACAAAACTCACTGGCTGCTTTAAGCCATTTTGATTCACATATCCTTTTTCTCACAGATGACATTATCTTCATGCCCAAAGCCATAGAAAAGGCTGTCAACGCGCTTTTATATCGTTATCCGGACAGCGATGGTGTTGTGGGTTTTAACATTGTCAACATGCTTGAGAAACAAAAAGTGCCTTACGCTTACATGCTTGTAGGTAAAAAATTCTTTAACGAGAGGCTTGACCGGACTTTGTTTTTTGAAGGTTATCAGCACTTTTACGCAGACATGGAACTGGGATTACTGGCCAGCAGGCTGGAGAGGTTTTATTTCTGCCAGGAAGCGGGGCTGGTGCATTTTCATCCTTGCACCGGGATAGCGGCAGATGAAACACACTCAAGCGGCCGGAGCGATAAATGGCAGCACGATTACAAACTTTTCAAGGACAGAAGGTGTGGACAGGTGGGTCTGCTGTGAATGTGGTCAAGAAGCAGTCGGTCATGTGGCCAAAGACAAGCGCCATTTCTTTTTTTGTCCTGATCACTGGGATATTTATGTGGGCATAAAACCGGGGATGATCCGTTCGATGCAGCCAAAAAAAGTATTTTTATATGAGCGCCAGCTGGAGATGCCGGGATGTATGAGGTATTTTCCTTTTGCTTCGGGATTGCTGGTCTCCTTTGCTCAAAAATATCTTCCAAGCTGGTCTTTTATAATTAACCAGCCGGCAGACAATCCCGACATTGCCGCTTTTTCTGTAAGTCTCTGGAACCTTAACTTTTCCATAAATTTGGCCAGAGAGATCAAGAAAGAATATCCTCAATGCCGAATCATTTTTGGCGGTCCTTCAGCTGCCCAGGTCAATTTTGCCGGTGCTGAAATCATACATGGAGAGGGAGAGGCGCAGTTTTTAAAGGCCATTTCCGGGATAGATGCGCCAATCCAGAGGCTGGATGACGTCCCGTCGCCCTATGTGACAGGAGTTTTTGACGGGATTGAAGGCAGCCAGGCTATTATTGAAACAAACAGAGGATGCCCGTTTGAATGCGCTTATTGTTTTTGGGGCAAAGGCAGTAAGCACGTTCAGTTTCATTCCCTGGATTTCGTCAGGGAAGAAGCGGAGTGGATGGGAATAAATAAAATACCGTATGTTTTTTGCGCGGATGGAAATTTTGGGATGTTTCCGCGGGATATCGAGATCGCCCGGATATATGCCGATGTCAAAATGCGTTATGGTTATCCTGAGAAGTTCAGGGTTTGTTACGGAAAAAACGCTGAAGAAAGCATTTTTGATGCGGCAACGATACTGGCCGAAGCCAGACTGACAAAATCGGTAACGATATCTCCACAGACGCGCAATCCGTATTCTCTGGATCTTATAGGCCGTAAAAACATTAAAGATGATTTTTTTGAAAAAATGCAAGCCAAATATGACGCAGCCGGTATCCCGGTCTATTCTGAATTGATTTTAGGCCTTCCGGGAGAGACTTATCAATCTTTCAAAGATGGTTTGCTGAAAACCATGAGCCACGGCAACCAGCTGTTTGTTTATTTTTGTGAGTGTCTTCCAGCGACACGCATGGCAGAGGAAAATTATTTGAAAGTGCATGGAATAGAAACAGTCGATGTTCCGCTGACACCCGCTCATTGTCGGCCGCTTTATCCGATCGAACAAGAAAAAATAGTTGTCGGCACAAATACAATGTCCCGCAAGGAGTGGAAGCGCGCAGCTGTCCTTTCATGGATGATTCAACTTTATTATTCCTTTAAATTACTGGATTTTTGTCCACAAAAGATCATGGATTACTGTCTGTATCAAATAACAATGAAGAATTCCATGACGGCTTATCTTGAACAGAAGGTTGAAGATATTTTGCACGGCCGCGGTCGTTGCGACCTGATTGACGGCATCTATTTTGAGCCGGAAGAGGTTTTGTATCTTAAATATTTTGGCAAAGGGCATAATCCGGTTGAGGAAGTTATCCATGCCAGAAAAAATAATTTTAAAAAAATTGAGAGGGAATTGATATGCAGGTGAGTTTATTTGCTTCAAGCATAAGATCTAATCTTTGGCCAGAGCTCTTTAATTCGCTGGATGGCAACACGATTGATTTGGAGGTCGTTTTTACCGGAAATCTTGATGAAAAAGGGTTTTGGGATGCAAAACGTAAAATCGATTTCAAATATATTAAAACCGGTAATATCAAGCCGGCACAGGCCTATGAAGCGGCCCGCAGGGCCTGCACGGGTGAGCTTATCTGCTGGATTGCTGATGACTGCGAGTTCAAGGATGATGTCATCGGCAAGGCTTACCGTTTCTGGAAGGCCAACTGCGCACGCAAGGATGTAATCTGCATCCGGACGCGCGAGAATTACGGCACATGGCGAGACTGTGATAACACCTGTCATCATTTCTTCTCTAATTGCCCGGAAGCTCCAAAGATGGCGCCCATCGGCATGATGAACCGGGAATATTTCAACGAATTGGGAGGGATTGACCGGCGCTTTATAAGCGGGCAATGGGACAATGAGCTCATGATGCGCGTTTACAACGATGGCGGCCGCATGTTTTACTTTGGCGATGCTTATGTCGAGCTTGATCATGCCCGAAAGCATGACCAAAAGTTTGGCGTGTCCATGGAAAGGCCTTTTGCAAAAGCCTATTTGCATGACCGTAAAATCCTGGAAGCGGCCTGGGGCCAGCGCGGGCAAATGAAATACAAGATGCCGTATCTGCGTTTTGATAACGGGTTTGAACCTTACGAAGATAAAGATCTGTTGACCAAATCACAATCATTCAACTTGGAGAATATTTTCAATGACTAAAATATCCATTGTGACACCTATTCGTGAAAACGTGAAAGAACTGCACAGGCTTATGAAAAGTCTGGAGGAAACGACAGCCAATCCGGATGATATTGAGATTATTCTTGTCGTTGACAAATGTGACGTTGTATTAAAGCCCATGATCCCCGAGCTTGAAGCACGCTATAAGAATCTTCATCTGCGGTTCTTTATCGTCGATCGCTCAGAGCATTTTGTCAGGGATTACTACAACTTCGCGGCCCGCCAGGCCAATGGCCGCTGGGTGCTGGCCATCAACATCGATGTCGTATTTATGACGATGGGTTGGGATAAAATTATTGCCAGCAGAATGGAAGAAGCCGCCAGCGCATGCGGGGACGATATCCTTTACGGCATAGTCAAGGATGGATTGCCCAGGGAGGGCGATTCAGGCCTGGAGAAATGTAAAAAGGCCATCTGGCAAAAGAAGGTCGATTTCTCATGCTGGATACTGGTATCAAAAGCCTTTGTCAGTTTTTATGGAGGGATGATGGATGATACAAACTGGCTGTGGGGAGCTGATCACTGGACCGGAAAGACCTGGCAACAGGTCAAGGGCGGCAGCCGTGTTGTTATGATACGCGAGGTCTTTATTGACCATATCAGTCATCACGTTAAAGATTTACCGCAGCCGAAATCATTTGCGTATTTCTGCGGCATCATGCGCAAACATCCCATTGTTTATAACGACAAACTGGCTGAAGGGGAAGCGCGTAAAATAGAAAATCATATTGACCAAATCCATGGCCTTGGTCAGTAAAGAGAATGAATTTGTCTGTGTGAAATGCGGTGGAAGGGGGCCGGCCTATAGCCGCATCAGAAGACGCATAAACGGGATAAGATATCGTAGCAAATCATCTTTTTGTTGGATATGCCATAGGGAAGACCAGAGAGTGCGCGACGCGCGCATATATGAGTGGAAGCTGGAGTATAACCGCCAATGGCGCAAGGAAAACAGGAACAAGAAAAATATGTATGATCGACGTTGGTATAAGAAAAAGACTGCAGGTCATTATGCCTTTTAAGGTCGTGTCATTTTATACGGCTGGCAACGGGTATGATGTTGAAGCCAAAGCACTTAAAGAATCTTTGGATGCTTTTGACATTTCGCATGAAATCGAATGCCTTCCTGATCTGGGGAGCTGGCATCTTAACACCTTGCAAAAGCCGTTATTCATTCGCAAGAAGTTGTTGGAGTCTGGGCACAAGGACATTGTCTGGCTTGATGCTGATGCGGTCTTGCAGTCATACCCTTTATTTTTTGATTGGATAAAGACTGATGTGGCTTTATATTTTCGAACAACAGGCCCGGCTGCCAAACGTTTCGGTGGTTATGAGATCATCTCGGCTGCCATGTATTTCAGGCGCTCTGAATGGGCTGTTAAGTTGTTGGATATGTGGATTGAAGAATCGCACAGAGAGAACGCTGATCATCAGCTGGTTGAACAGCGCTCTTTGCAACGTGTGTTTCCGGTTTGGATCAAAGAACATTGCGGAACAGTGACGCCTTTGCCTCAGTCTTACTGCCGCATCTTTGATGCGCCCGAAGATACACGCGTGATAGTGCAGAACCAGGCTAGTCGTCGCCTGGCTAATGGATGCCGATGAGATATGGAGTCAATGACAAACGCTATGAGCGCACGCGTGGACGCAAATGGATGCGCCTGCGGCATGTTGTTCTGGTTGAGGATCCTGTCTGCAAGATATGCAATCGCAAGGCATCAACGCAGGTTGACCACATAATACCGGTAAGCAAAGGCGGTACTGATGACAGGGACAACTTGCAGGGCGCATGCGAGGCGTGCCATGAAGACAAGACGCGAGATGATTTAGGCATCACCAAACGCCTGATAAAGATAGGACTTGATGGATATCCAGTTGCAGCAGCAGATAAGGCAAGCTCGTGCGCTGTTGTTTGAAGAAGGCAATGTAGTATTGATCACAGATGACTGGCGCAAGGTCGTGCTTGATATGACATGGCAGGAGGCCACTGACGCATGGGAGGATGCC